CACCTTTTGCAGTTTTAAATGCACTTGTTGTTACGGTTGTTACAGGTGATGATGTTGCACTACTCTCTCTAACTCTTGAGCCATTACTATTTGACGTAACTGTAGTTGTTGACGTTCCATTAACTAAAGCCGAACCTTCAGGTACACGTCTTGCACTTGCTGATACATTAGCAACAACTGATACTGTTGCTGATGCTTCACGTTGTCTAATACATGATGCACTTGCTGATGAGGTTGCTGTAACTACAGTTTGTAAATCTCCTTGAGTAAAGGCATTCATTCCATATGAACCCATACCATAGGAGAATACATCTGATTCTTCTATAATTACAACTTCACCACTACAAGATGATGAAGATGCTGCTGTTCCAGTTATTTGTCCTGAACCAATTGCAACTGCCCAATTAACAGCATTTGCACCTGACGTAGCAGTTACTGTAGCTGAAGCATCCTGTACTTCACCTAGACTTGAGCCAAATGTACGTAAACCGAAATACGATTCACCATACTCAAAAGCCATTTACTTAATTAGTTAAGTGTAATGTCTAAGTCACCTGATGGCACACGAAACACGTCACCAGTTTCAATAGTCTTTGATGCTGACAATGTCGCATAAGCCATTAAGTTACCTGATGTTGAAGCATCGAATACACCAACGTGTGTTACAGTTCCCCAGTTACCAGTAGCTGTAGGAAATTCAATTGCCGCATTGTTAGATGTTGTGTTACCTGACGTTGTAAATGCAACTGATTTTCTTACATATGCACTACCTGACAACTCAGTACCACCACCTGTTTCACCCGGTGCTGATGTAAAAAGACCTAAGTAATGTGTGCCAGGAGCTGAGTAAGCTGCACCTGCAAATACATGGTCTAAGATTTCTGTTTCTAAAAAGTTTGTAAAACTCATACTAATCCTCTCACTTTAAGTGTTAACCCTGATCCACTAAACCTAGCATCATCAGAGCTTTCATTTAATCTAGCAACTGAAGCACTATACATCTGCGCCCAAACTGCTACCCTTTGATCTTCTGCTAAGTACGGTGCTGAATGTAATAACGCTCCATAGAGGTATACATCAGGCGCTTCTAGTAAAAGCCAATTATCTGCGTTGCTTATTAATGAAGGTATCTTCTGATAATAAAGCAACTCAAAATCTGTGTCATTGCCAGGCGTTGGGTACAATTGAAATTGTCCATCTGCGTGTGTGTACATACTTGGTGTACCTGTGGCATTCTCATTTGCTGATCTTTTGTCAGCCATAGCATCTCTTGAAACTAAATTAACAACTGTAGTTCCTGTGCCTGTTAAGTGTAATCTTATTGTTTCTATCCAATCCGCAGGAAATTGCATGTATTCATCATTGGCTGATTGTTGTCCACTTGATCTTGCTTCCATCTTCCAATGTCTAATATCTCTGTTTATCTGAGCTTCTGCTAACGCAACAAAATCAGGTATGACAGAGGTTAGGTCATCTCTGTTAAGAAAGTCTGCAATACTTGCTTTTAAGCCTGTGTAAGTTGTTAATGCCATACTAAAATCCTAAGTTAGATTGTGCTTCTAATTCATATTGAGGTACGTTGCCACTTAAATATTGTTGTTTAAAATTTTGTTGCTGATCAGGTGTATAGTTTTGCAACATCATAATAACTTCATTTGCTTGTTGTGGATTCATGTTTTGTAACTCTTGAGCAAACATAGCATCAACATCATTCATTGGTTGCATCTGTGTCATTTCTGTGTCAGAGAATGCTGATCCACCGTAACTTTGTTGAGGTGATGATCCACCTTTGATCATAGTTTGTTGCGATGGTCTACCTTCAGGTCTACCACTTATCTTAGATTTTTCTATTAAATCTGCTATTTCATTGTTAGATACAGCACCAATGTTTCTTGGCGCATATCTTAAATCTTGCATACCTGTGCCTTCATAATAGTTAGGCATATTGTTAAACAAGGGTTGGTAATTTCGCTTAATTGGCTAGTTCTGTTGACATCACTACCATATGATCCTTGACTCAATCTGTTAAACTCTGCATCAGACATACCACCTTTAGACAAAAAGTTTTCAGGTTTTTTTAATCCTTTTAATGAATTGGGTAGTTCGCTTCCACCTTGTTGTAAGGTTTTAAACTCTTTATCTGACATAGCGCCTTTAGCGCCACCTGTTTGTTCTCTTTCTTTAAACAGCTTTTGTAACAAATCCATTACTCCGAAACCTTCGTCACCCATGATCTTGTCCTATGTTTGTTTGCATTAGTATAATCTAAAACTCCATATTGTTTAAAAGTTTTGCTATGGAGCGCATTACATCTTTGTTTTGTACCATAATATTTTGCCCATGACCTTCATCTAAATGCTGTGATCCCATAAATGTACCTAATGATCTTGCAATGTTCTCAGCAAAGTTTTGAAAGTTGCCACCACTATTGACCATTGATTCTGTGTAAAACTTACCTAACACTTCTCTCGGATTGATCTGAGCGCTTGGCTTCAAGTTTAAATTATCTGCAACGTCTAAGTGTTCTG